TTATCAGGATCTAAATGAAACTTTTCAGAGGCTCTTATTTTAGCTTCCGTAGCTGCTTTCTTTGTAAAAGCAAGAAAAGCTATTTCATTCGGTGAAGTCCCTGATTCTAAAGCAGATGCGACCATATTTAAAAGTGTCGTAGTCTTCCCTGTCCCTGGGGGTCCAAAGATTCTGAACATCGTAACCTCTCTCGTCTAACAATTTATATAAAAAACAAACAGCCGTAGGACCAATACCAGGTATCTTAACTAGCTTTTCAATGTCGTATTTCTTTATAAATAAAACTATCGGTGTTTCTAATTCTTTATACCTTTTTAAAGTATGATACAGCTTTGTATTCAAGGGAAGATCACCCATGAGTTCTACCCTGTCAGGCACTTCATAATACTTTCTTTGTAACTGAACTAGCTGTCTTACTCTTTCTTTAGTAATGCCGTATTTTTTACCAATCGCCTGTAGTGTTCGCTTTTCTACAACCCTTTGTATGTAAATATCCTTGTTACGATCTTTTTTTTCTTTTGATTTTCCAAATTTATAAATAGTAACCATTAGAAAGGAACCTCCTCTTGATGAAAGTCAGGGGCACTTATATCGACGTCTGCAACGTCAAAAGAAGGTATGGACCAAACCCTTACTGACCTGTTCTTAATTTTTAACACAATGCTCTCCCCATTTATATCTCGTAGCCTTTGGGCTATCTTATGTGATTTAAATTCAAAGAATTTATTTTTCTTCAGAAAGTTTTCAAAATCTTTAAGTCTAAAGTATGTAATATTTTTATCTTCGTCTGTCCAAGGCTTCTTTAGTAGGATCTCTTCTTTATCTTGGGCTTGTTGTAAATGACGACAGAACTCTTCTAGGTAATCGTAAAACTGTCCCTTGGTGCTTGCATCCTGAGATACTTCTATAATCGCACTTTCATTCTGTCTCATCTCGGTTAGCAAAGCAGATATTCTATTCTCCCAATTTATTCTGGATAAAGACCGTGGCATAAAATTTAACTGCTCCATGCAAGTCTTTTGAAATAAAGCTTGGCTTTGCAAAGCATCCGTATCTAATTCCAGAGGCTCCCCATTGACGTCCATAAACCACACAGGAGGCGTCGAATTGTATTTTCTAAGGTTTGCTATAGAAGCGCCCTGAACCGCAGCTCCTACGCCAAATTTACGGGTCTGACACAACTCTTTGTTACAATGAGCATTGATAGGGGCATCTGTACATTTGTAAGCGTAGTCTTTACGCTCTAACTGCTTGGCTACAATGTTTACCTCATTTAATGGTAAAGGCGGATGTAAATACTTCATATTATAATTTAATATCTCTGACTCCCAACTGTCAGGATACGCTTTACGTAGGTAAACCCCAAGATTAAAAAGACCGTTATTGCGTCCACCCTCTGATATTTTATCTGCACACAGGATCTGTAGGCAGGGAGGGCCATCTTGTAAAAAATTCTTTTTACCGTTTTCTAAAATCTGTAATTTAATAATTTCTTCTGGCGTTTGCACATATTGATCGTACAAACTAAAAAACTCTTTTAAAGTTGCAGAAGTGCCGTCATCCTTAAAAGCATATCTCAAACCATTTTCTGCATCAAAGTATGGTAGGTTTAAAAAATTACCAACGTCACCTCTATCTAAATGTAATTTTATTTGTTTTGGAAAGATCTCGCTCTCTCCATAACCTAATGCAGAAGACAAATGTTGTAAGGTTTTCTGCATCTCTTTGGCTTCTATCCAATCTTTTGAAAAGATAAAACAGTGAGCGCCACCTGATTTGGAGCGACACACCACCAAAGGTAATTTAAGTTTTCTAATCTTACCCATAAGGTTTTTGTGATCCAATGGATATTGGTCTATATCTATGCAACCCCATTTACATTTGTTCTCAGAGTTGATGGGTATAATACCAACACCTGAACCCTTGCCTGACAAATGACCTTGCCATAGAGCCGTGGTCCGTGTTTCGCGTACTAGGGCAGCTTTACCTGTATTTTTACCATTGGATTGTTGTTTTTCGATCTTGAAGGTTCCGTAAGCTTCCTCCAAGCCGTCAAATATAGAAGCAAATTTTTCTACTGACATTATGCACCTAAAAAATGCGTGACGGCCTAGACCGCCACGCTTGCCTGATTAAAATGGTGGGTTTTCGCCACTGTCGTCCTGTTGATGTTTTACAACCACATCTCCCTTGTTTATGCTCTCAGCAAAAACTTTAGCTTGATTGTAAACATTCATATCACTGACAGGTCCTTTTCTCGACACCTCCCAACCGTGCCAAGAACCTTTACTGTTTTCTTCAAGAACAGTTTTCAAATGATAAATGTGGGACCACTTGGGCGGTACAAACGGACCATTTTTACCCTGCATGGTGATGGATTGCATCATAGAGTTCCACTTTCTTGATTTTTTCAACTGTGTGGATTTCATAGCAATCAAAGCGGTTTCGATGGAGTCATCAGAATTTAACACCAAAACAAAATGCTGATGAGTTTCTTCTATGTACTCACCATTGCCATCGACAACGTATTCTTTATTGTCTTCAGCAGATCGTTCTGTTTTTGGTCTTGTCTCCTCTGGAGTATAAATAGCAATAGGTGCATTGCTACCTGTTCCCCTTGGCGACCATTGGATAAATCTACGTTGGTAAGCACAAGGTACAACTTGTATACCGTCCTTGCCTTTATAGATACCACCTGTAACCGTGTTATAAATATCGCCTTTTCTTGCGCTTTCATCACGGTCTAATACTTCATCATTACCAGAAAGAACTTTAAGAAACGGTAGAGCGAGATCATCTTGTGTGATGTTCTCCATACCGCCCCCTGCATCTCCCTCCAATACAGATAAGTCTAGTGCTAATGCACTATTCTTCTTTTCAGCTACTTCTTTTGATTGTGCCATTCTATTTACTCCTTTTAATAACGGCTCTTTGCCCAATGTAGGCTCCAAAAAGTTCCATAGGAAAATCTTCCCCTGCTTCGACTCGTTCTTTAATCCAAGCCCTGAGTTTCTGCGGATGGACTTCTTCTTTTTGATCGGTGACATAACCTTGGCCTTGTGCCATACGTACAAAGCGGTGGGCTTCGTCATCCTCACCCTGACCAAATTGGCAGGATATCTTGTTCTTAACAATGTCTCCATATCCGTTCTCCCTTAACCATTCAAAAGCTTTTTGACGGTTTTCAACCAAAATACTACCACCATAAGTTTGCTTGACATTTACTTCAGAACCATCGTCTAAAGTAAACTTGGACATACCTATTTCAGATAATATGGAGGGGAGATCTTCATCAGTCATTTTAAGAAGTGATTTCTTTTCGTCCTTGAGTTTTTTCTCAAGGTCTGCAATCAAATCTTCTTTTGACTTTATAGCCTTAGCTACACTGGCAACACTTGTTAATTTATTTTGATCTACACTTTCGACAGAGGATACCGTTTTTTCAAAGTCGTCTTCCATCATATCTAGTATATCGTTCAACGTGTTTCTCCTTTTCTTGTCCGTGGTTAGAGTTACTTTCGTAACTTGACAAATACCTATATAGTCCTATAATAAATATTAGTCAAGGAGTTTTATGAAAAAAATGAATTATAAATTTAAAACAAAACCTTTTGCTCATCAGAAGAAAGCTTTGGAGGATTCCTATGATAAGGAATTTTACGCTTTATTTATGGAGATGGGAACAGGTAAAACAAAAGTTGCCTTGGATACAATGGCTTTGTTGTTTGAAGAAAATAAAATAAAAGCATCCTTAATTATTGCACCTAAAGGGGTTTATGACAATTGGTATCAAGGTGAAATACCAAAACATTTACCTGATCGTATTAATAAACAGATTGTTAAATGGATGCCAAACAATTCAAAAAGGTATCAAAAAGAACTTGGTGATTTTGTTTTAAACAAAAGTGAAGACTTAAAGATTTTTGTGATGAATGTAGAAGCTTTGTCTACCCATAGGGGTGAACACGTAGCTAAAGTATTTTTGGATAAAAACCCTGAGAATATTGTGATTGTAGATGAAAGCACAACCATAAAAAATAGAAAGGCTGCCCGTACCAAAACAATTATGAAACTTGCTGACCGCAGTAGGTATAGACGCATATTGACAGGCTCTCCTGTTACCAAGTCTCCTATGGATTTGTTTTCGCAATGTGCCTTTTTATCTTTCAGGGTATTACAATTTTCAAGCTATTATGCTTTTCAAGGACGCTATGCCAACATACAGCAACGCACGATGGGTCACAGAAGCTTTCAACAGATCGTGGGCTACAGGCGGTTAGACGAACTAAACGAAAAGCTTGATCGGTTTAGCAACCGTGTTTTAAAAGAAGATTGCCTAGATCTACCAGAAAAAATATATATGAAGCGCCATGTGCCGTTGACCGCAGAGCAAGATCGGGTATACGTGCAGATGAAAAAACTAGCCTTAGCTCAACTCGACAATGGAGAGTTATCGACAACCGCTAGTGTACTAACCCAGATTATGCGATTACAACAGATATGCTGTGGTTTTATTCAGCCTGACGATAGTGACATACAAGAGGTATCGTGTAATAGGATTAGAGAACTTATGGACATTGTGGAAGAAACACAAGGTAAGATTATTATATGGGCTACCTTTACACACAATATCAGACAGATTGTAACCGAGCTTGTAAAAGTTTACGGGGGTGATTCTGTAGCTTCTTATTATGGTGAGACACCACAGGACGACAGGCAAGCAATAGTCGATAGCTTTCAGGACAAGGATAGCCCTTTACGCTTTTTTGTTGGTCAGCCAAGAACAGGGGGCTATGGTATTACCTTACACGAAGCAAGCACGGTTATTTACTTTAGTAATTCCTACGATCTTCAAATACGTGTCCAGAGCGAGGACAGAGCGCATCGTATTGGTCAAAAGAAATCGGTGACGTATATAGATTTGGTATCCCCTAAAACCATTGATGAGAAAATAATAAGTGCTTTGAAAGATAAAAGTAATATAGCTAGTCAGGTTTTAGGTGAAGAGTTTAGGGAATGGCTAACCTAAGCTTCCAATACCCCTAATTAAATCAGCATCCTCTGGAAATAAGGCTGCAAATCTTGATCTATCTACAGGTCCTTGGGCCACGGGTGGGGAAGAAGAAGTCATTGGTTGAGTTTGAGGAATGTTAACAGAGGCAACATTTGTATTTAATTCTGGTCTAAAAAGTTGCCTTGGTAAGTATTGAGATGTATCTAATGGTCTGGCCTCTTGTTTTTTTTGCTCAACAGCTTGTTCAGGTGTAATCTCTTTTTCTGTTGTCTGTTCAATTATAGTTGGTGTTTCAAGTCTAATAGGTCTAATGCCTAATTGAGTTAAAAAATTTACAATTCTATTAGTTATATTGGTAGCTTCTCTTTCGTTTCTTGGTTTTCTTAAAAAAGTAGCTAACATAGAAGGATTTTGCATTAATTCTGTCATTACGTCTGTTTTTACAGAGGCAGGTAATTTTTCAAATAAAGTTCTCATTGTTTGAGCGCCCTTACCTGCTGCGATCAAAGATCCTGGACCACCTTGTCCTCCCATAATAAATCTTTGTGACGCTGTACCCAAAGCTGAACCAACAATAGCTAAATAAAAATCAATAATAGGACCTGTTTTTTCAATAAGCTCACCAGACAAACCTCCAATTCTTTCTAACTCTTGAAATTTAGTCATTTGTTGAAGAAGCATTTTAAGATTTTTTGTTTCGTTTTTTGTAATAACGCCACTACTCTCCATCCACTCAGATAAAGAAATATTATGACCTTTCATGTCATTAAAAAGTGTATTGTAATAAACTTCAGGATCTAAATTATTAACATTTTTTCCTGCTCTATCCTCAACATAAGACAAAATCGAAGATTTAAGACCACTCATAGCCTTATCTCTTAGTGTTTCATCCTCTGTTTTTTTAATTATATCTAATACTTCATCTAACTTAAAAATCTTTTTGTCATTACCTGGCGATAATATCTTAGAAATAACTAAACTTGGAGACTGCGTACCGAAAGGTTTACCGTCAATTTCAGTTACGTTTATTAATTTATATAAAACAGACTCGTTTTCTGCTCTTGCTTTTCTTTTTTTACTAAACTCAGTAGTTTGATCTAAAAGAATTTGAGCTTTATCTAAATCACTTAATTCTTCTTTTAATAAAGGAAATAAATTTAAAAGACTTTCGTTGTTTTTAATAAAACTAGAAAGTTTCTTACTGTCTACCTCACCATTAACTTTGTCAAAAGCTTCTATAGCAGCTTGCTTTAAAATCATTTCTAATGTGCCATTAATTGTTTGACCTGTTTTATCCGCGTCAGGAAAATTTTGATCTTTGGCAAATTTAGTTAAATCATTAATTTGTTGTATTCTTAAAAAAGAGGGGTCACTACCACCCATCAAAAGTCTTTTTCCTAATAATTCTGGTAGTTGTCTAAAATCTCCTCTACCTGCTTTTATTAAATTATCCCCTACAACAGACCTAGTAAATACATCATTTAAAGCAAAAGAAAACGATCTTGCCAAATCATATTCCATTCTCCAATTTTCTTGACCTTCACGTACTGGAGCGTCAGCTAGATCGTCTAAAAAAGCCTGAGACATAATTCCTGCAAAACCACCCGCATCTCTTGATGGAGTAGCTCCAGAGCCTAAATCTCTTGCCTTACTAAGCATAAGTTTTCTCATAAAAACTAATTCTCTGGATGTAATCTCTCTACCTGTAGTGTCTAAAACACCTGGCAAAACATCCTCACCGCCAACACTGTCTAAAAAGCCTAAAGGTAAACCTAACTCTTGCTTTTTTCTTTTTACAAATTTAAATAGTTCAGGTAATTTACTTGCATAATAATCAAAATACTCTTTTGGTTGTCCTCTTTCAAATTCTTCATCAAAAATTCTTAAAAAATTTAAAGAATTTGTAGAGTCTTCTCCTTGACCAAATCTATAAATAACAACATTTGGTATTTTATTCCACAAGTCAGACTCTTGTTTTCTAGCAGTTTTTAATGAACTTTGAAAAGCATCGTGCAAAGTAGTTGATAATTGAATATTAGTAGGTATTAAAGAAGATCCCTTTACTATACCACCTGCGTCCTCCATAAATTGTCTTCCTGCTTTTATTTTAGTAAAAGCATCAACAACTTTAAAACTGGCCTTTGCTAAATCATCGTTTAATTGAGCTTCAAAAGCTTGTTTTGCGAGATCTGATGCAATTTGTAAAGCATCCTGATCTCCAACTTGTGACAGAGCAAATATAACACTTTTAAGAGCTTTAATCGCTTGGCCTGATCCAGTGAGACGTTCTTCTTCTAGATTTGATCCTAATTTTGATAACGCAGCTTCAACAGCTAATAAACCAGGACTTCCTGTTTTGGTTCCTGCTGTTAATTTGATAGGATTACCGTCGGCATCAATAAACAGTTTTTGAAATTCTTGTGACTCAAGTTGTTTAATAATTTCATTTACATCTTCTCCACCTGCCTCTAAAATTTCAATCATTCTTGTTACGGCTTGATTTTTTCTTGCAGTGTCAACATCAAAAACGGCTTCTTTAAACCCTTTGTTTTTTATGTTTTTAAGTGTCGTAAGAATTTTTGGAACAGATGAAGCTAATAAAACAAAAGGCTGACCAACTGCTGTTGTAGTAACTCCTCCTGCGGTTTCAGAAAGAATTTTAGGTAATGTTTCGCCTGGAAACTTTTCTTCAGCAAAACCAGAACCACCCACCATTCCAATACCAAATAAAGCTTCTCCTGTTAGAAAAGATCTTGGATCATTTCTTGCAAAATTTCTAGTTCCTTTAAGAACATTTTCTACAGTTTGTGTTAATCTTACACTCTTTGGAGCAATTAAATTTTTTTGTTTCCAAGATTGAGATAAAGGACCCCAACCTGTATAATTTCTATTTTTATTAATTCTAAGATTATTCAAAAAACTGGCTGTTCCTAAATCTAAATCTTTAGAGATTCTATATGGAGCATGTAAAAAAGAAACAACGCCTGCTAAGGTTTTACCCATTTCATATTCAGTTGTCATACCAGGCAACATGGGTGGTTCAGGCCCAAACACAGATTTTGCAATTTTATCTCCTGCTATATCGCCACCGACTAAACCAGATAAAAATCCAACGGAACCACCAAGTAATTTCATTCTAGGACCTTTAAATTTACTTGCCCCGTATTTTGCGCCCGCTACTCCTGCTTCAGTAGCTAAATAACCACCGATAATCTCTCGTATAAAACCTTGTTTTAAATCGCCACCTTTTATTATATTACCTTCTGTATCTCTGGAAAAACTTTGAATTATTTCTAAATCATTTAAAGCTCTTTCTGAAGGTTTTAAATCTTTCGATGTAGGAGATAAATCAAAAAATTTTGCAGTACCATCTTTAAGACTTTTATAATCAAATAACCCAGGTATTTGCTGACCTGTTTCACCTGCAATCATTTCAGCCATAATTTGTTCAACAGGTTGCTCTTGACCCTTAAAAGCTTTTTTAAAAGCGTCCATTTGCTCTTTATTAAAAATAATAGGAGTTATTTCGGGTTTAACATTACCTTGTAATACTTCTTGTAATTTAGTTTGTGGTTCTGGCATTTTTGATCTTCTATTTAATTTTTAATAAATTCACTAAAATAATCTTTTGCTTTGTTAAGATTTTCATTAGATATTGGTTTTAATGGAACATCTTTAATTAAAGATAAAAGCCTATCTATTTCTAAATTGTTACTCATTAATCTTGATCTGTCTGACTCTTGCAATCCACCCTCAGCTAAATTTCTTAAATTTTCTCTTTGTTGTAGTTTTACCACCCTTTTTAATTCAATTAATTTATTTGCTTCACTTACAGGGTTTTTGAAAGGATTAAACGTATTTGGAAATAAAGATCCAACATTTTGCATTTCTGCAACAGGATATTTATTATTAACAATTAAAGAAGATCTTCCTAATATTTTCAATGCTTCTAAAAACTGTCTTGCAGATTGGGTATCTTGTACTAATTCTCTAAGACTATCAAATGGTAAAACACCTGCAATAGCATCAAAAGTAGCGGCTAAGTAAGCATAAAAACCAGTTCCTTTTTGTGCAGCCTGTAAAGCATCTCTTACAAGACCAATTTCTTCTCCAGTAACAGGCACAGGATTATCGGCAGTCCCTTTGTTTAAATTAACTCCAATAATTTCTTTATCTAATTGTCTTAATCCTTCACTTGCAGCCGCTTTAATTTTTTCACTTTGCAGAATCTCATAAGTTCTTGTAGGATCTAACGGTATCGCTTTTGGATGCATATTTTGAATATTACCTCTTTCATCTACATAAGTTTTACCATTATCATAACTTAATCTGGGACCTACTCCATCTGGTATTAAGAAAGATTTAACTGTAGGTTGTTTTTCCGTGGCAACTTTTAAAATTTCGGCAACTCGTCCCTTACCTAATGAATTTAAGTAATTTACTTTAGCTTGAAGAGCTTGACCCGCAGGTGTATTAAGGTCTTCGTAAACTTCATAAGAACCAATGCCATTATCATTTGGTAATTTAAATATTCTTATATCTTGAGGTAGATCAGCAGCAAATTCTGCAAGCTCTTTTACGGTATTATTTTTTTTATCGACTACAACAATTTTTCCGTTGACAACTTTAGTTTCAAGGGTGTCTTTTGTAGCTAAAACACTTAAAGCTCCATTATCTGGATTATAAGAAAATAAATTATCTCCAAATTCAATAGTTTCTATATTAGGGGTTCTTTGTGAAGCTTGAACTAAAGTACTGGTTTTTTTAGTTTTGTTAATTATAAAAATGTTACCTTCATCATTTATTACTTGAACATCGTCTTTTTCTGGAGATCTAAAAATTTCTTGAACAGTTATGTTTTTTGGATCTGTGTAGTTAATAGCTATTTGAGTGTTTCCAATTGTCCTAAATTCTAATTTTGGATCTTCTGTACCTTTCACTAATGTTAAAGGTTCATACCCCTTATCAAAAACTTTATTTTCATTAACAGCTAAGACAGCTCCGTTTGGTGTTGTAATATACTCAATGTTAGGCGCATCTTTACCCTTAAGTGCCGTATCGTATGAAACTTCCCCCGTGTTATTATCTGTAGTAACTGAAATCAAATTACCATCAAATTCGATAGTGCTGACTGTTTTGTTTGGTAGTGGTTTAAAAACTTCTGTTACGTTTGTAGGATCGCTTTTATCAACATAAAAGACGCTACCGTCTTCTCTTTTTATTGTTTCAAACTCTTTACCTTTTCCTAAATCGCCTAAAACACTGTATTCACCTGAATTTTTATCTATTCTAACAGCATTATCATTTAACTCTATTATTTGATAATCAGGACCCTCCGCAATTCTACTAATTTCTTCTCCTGTATTTTTATTAAAGGTTACAAGTCCTACACCTGGAATTATTTTGCTTTCTACATTAGATGTAGCTGTTCCTTTAGCAGCCGCTGCTTTTTCCGTGGCTAGTTGAGATTCAGCAGCTTGTAACGCACCCAAGCTTAATGCTCTTCTATCTTTTTCCTGTGCTTGTTTAAAAGCCTCTAGTTGCTGACCTCTTGTGCCAATCTTATCGAAAAGCTGTGTGCCTTGGGCCGCCAATGCCAGTCTTTCTGCCCCACTCAACCCCATAGGTTCATTAGGCATGGGACTAGCAAAAGCTAATGCTGTATTTGCGATATCAAAAAGCATCTGAGCTTGCGTCATATTTTTCTGGTCTTGAAGAGCTTGAGGATCAGTGCCTGCAACAGACTCATATAAAGCCTGCTTTTCTCTGAAAATGTCCCCTAGTCTACCCCCTAGACCGCCTTTGTTCATATATTTGATTTCGCCCCCGTTTTTCATAGGGAGGACGGGGCCTCCTTGGTTAAAATTTACGGGCGGGGCTTCCTCCATACCCATGTCTACCGTAGACATTATACCCTCTGCCATTGGTCCTTGTACATCCCCTGCCATCTGGTCCTGAGCCAAGGCCCCTATACCAAGATCGACACCTGACTGTGCCATTTGCATAACGGGTTGTACTAAAGTCAAGACGGACTCTGGTGTTTGGTCCGCGTCCCGTTCACCGACAACCGAGGCCAGTTCATCACGACGCTCACCGATTGAAGCTTCATCACCTCTGATGGTGTTCATTACCTGCTCATAATCCTGTGCTTGATCCAGACTCTGTATACCTTCAGCCGCAGCCCCCATCATACCCTCTAGTACAGCAGGATCTAAATTATCCATCTGTGGTGGCGGTGGCATCATAGCAGGATCGGGTGGCATAGGCGGTGGCGGTGGCATCATAGCAGGCGCAGGCGGTGGCATCATGGGAGGGGCTACACCTCCCTGTTGCATACCAACCGCTCCACCGTATTGTTTTGGGGTCGGTATTACACCACGTCCCATTAGAATATCTTTTTGGGTAATTTTACCATCACCGCTTAGATCAGGAAAAGCAGCGCCTCCTTTTCTAAACATTTGTCTTTGCATGACACTTCGATTCATCATCCGAATAACCCCGCTTTCTGTGCCCCAGTTGCCGCTGATAATCCTGCAATACCA